CACGAGCAATGTTTTCCTGTGAAGCCTGCTGCAGCCACTCAGGGATTTCTACGCTTTGCGTTTGCGATCCGCCTTTTCCGCCGCCGCCACTCATTCGCTTTTCTCCATCACGTAAAGGGTCGGCTTAAAGCCAAACTTTCCCATCAATTTCATCCAGCCTTTGCGGCCAGCCAATGTCATACTGCTGCATCCAATCTCTTGGCCCCACTGCCACGCGCTGTCGATCATTTCAAACAGCTGCTTGCGATTGCCAGAACCAATAAACACATGCAGAACTTTTTTGCGAGGGTAGCATAATACCTCAGTGATTGCCACAGTTTCACCATTGGCCCACATTTGCATGCGGCCTTCAGCCACCGCCTGCACGACGTCCTCAAACAGATGAGTGCCGCCGCCATACGCCAGGGCGGCCTCAATCTGCTTTCTGTAGTCGTGAATATTCACGCCCTCACCCTCGTAATCGACAGCGCGGTAGATGGCGCAGCCGGAGCATAGGCTGTCGCCGGTGCCGCCTGCAAGTAGCCAGACGTGCTGTCCACCGCCCACATGACCTCGAGATAGTCGCCCGCGCTCATCTGAAAGATGGCCGAGCGAGACACAACAAAGCTGGCGTCGTTCTGGTGCAGGTTTGCGCGGATCGTGCTGCCCGCAACGTCAGTGCCGTTGATGCGCGGCCAGAAACGGAACTCTACCGTGCTGCTGGATGTGGACGTGATCTGCGCCGAAAATGCCAGCAGGTAGGTGCCGCCCTCCTCAAATACAATGCGGCTGGTCGGCGTGCCGAGCGAGATGCCGTTGGAAAATGGCGGGCTGTCATAAGTGATGGCGTAAGCCGTATTTGCAGCCGCCGCTGTCACGTCATTGTCTTGGCCGAGAAAGGCATAACCATCAGCTAGAACGATCTGCCGCCACACGCCATCCTTTGACACGACAGGGTATCCGTTCACGTTGTCATACAGAATGACGCCGTTCTCGGATGCGCGGGCATCATCGGTTTTAAATGCCAAACGCGACGCAACACGCTGTAGATACGTGATGACGTTGGTCGCCCACACATTCAGGTTGCCGGTCCACGGGGGCGGGTTGTAACCGTAACTCACCGCTTGCCCCCTGCCGATGCGTCAAGGCGCATAACGCCAACACGCCAGTCAGCCTGCCGCGCCCCGTCAATCCGCATGCGCATCTGCCGCCCAGTGAAACGCACCGGCGTGGGGTTGGCCATGCTGTAGGGGCCGTGGCTGGTTTCGGTGTCGTTGGGGTAGAAGCGCGTCTTGAACGTCGCTGTCACGTCGCCCTGCGTTTTTTCGTCGGGATACAGCATCGTGGCACGCATAACCGTGTCACCATTGGCCAAGCTGATCGGGCCGCTTTCCGCAAATACGGATGCGCCGCCGTAGTTCAAGCCAAACTCGTGGTTATACGTCTTGCCATCTGACGCCGCCCAGATCGGGCTGCTGAATACGCCACGGTCAACGCCGGATGTGCGGGCAAGCTGGCCGATGTTCCAGTGGCCTTCGGCGTAGTTGAACATCACGTAGCGGTCATTTTCCAAGCTGTTTGCGCTCGGGTAGAACCACCAGATTTCGTTATACTGCTGGTTTGATACCGCAAACACTTTGCTGATCTGGTTGCGGTTCACGTCGTTGAATACGTAGTCGGCCACCTCGCACGGCAATTCACGCACGGCGCCACCGGAGTAGTTGAAAAAGCCACGCTGGCCCATCCAGAACACGCCTTCATCGACAGACGCTGCAGCCTTGCGGCTTGTGGCGCCGCACGATGAGCCGACACGCTGGAAGCCGTAGACAAACTGGCCGCCGATGTAAGTGGCGCTGTGGGCGTCAATGTCAGTGATGATGAGGGTTTGCCCGCGCGTGCGGATGCCCTGCATGATCTGGCCGCTGGTCTGCAGTTCGATGTCGCCAGCCTCGTTGGTGGCGGCAGGCGTCCAGAGCGTGTTGTCCTCGCGGTCGCACCATTGAACCTTGCGCGGGTTGCCGCCTGCGCCGAGGGCAAACAGGAAACGCTCCTCTGTCACCATCAGGCCAGAGTTGTTGATTGGCGCGTTGGCAATCGCCGCAGCGTCACTGGCCACGTTTAGCTGCCACTCCAGCAGGCGCCCATCGGCTGTGGAACACGCCACGAGGTATTCGCCCCAGTTGTCCAGCGACCACACTGTGGCCTCGCCGTAGGCGCCCTGTTCCAAACGCTCGGTGCCGTAGAAGCCAGCGCCATAAAACCCGCCGCCGTATCCCGTGTTGATCTGCGCGTCCAGCGTGCCAGCTACAAGGTCAACAGGGGTGATGTCGGTAACGATGCCAGCGGATGTGGCAACCGTCAGCTTGTTATAGCTGCCAGCGGCAATTCGCTGGTCGCTGCTAAGGTCGGTCCACGTCAGCATGCCGCGAATGGCAACCGTGTCCATCGTGTCGCGCTGCTCCCACCCGCCGACAGGGCGCATGGTGTTATCCACCCAGCGAACCAAGCTGGCATCGCGCCAGCGGTTGCTCGCCTCGAACTCGGTGCCGTTGCGGTAGATGCCTGCGGGGAGTTTGAGCGGAATTAACGTCATGCTGGCACCGTGTATGTGTATGTTCCGGGCGTCGTGTATGTAGTGTCGACGCCGCCTACAGTAATCTTTACGTAGCCTGCCGCACCAGCGCCGCCGTTGTATAGGTTGCCAGTGCCACCAGCCCCCTTAGCCCCAACAGTAACCGTAAGTTCGGTGCCGGGCGTCAGTGTCTGCGAAGATGCTACACGAGTTGCTGCGGAGCCGCCAAGGCCAGCGTATCCATTAAACGTGCTACCAGCGCCACCGCCGCCCGCACCGTAAGATGTCGATGGGGCTGGGGAACCAGCAGTAACATTTGAAGCATTGCTAGAGTTAATGCCTGCAGCGCCACCAGCGCCATAATAAGAAGCTGCGCCATTACTCGAAGCAAATACGTATGAAGAGCCACCAGATGCACCAGAAGACGTTTCAGTCGTAAATCCTGTGCCAGAGATTGATGATGCTGTGCCACCAGCGCCAGAGTTTGCGACTGTCCCGCTGCCACCACCGCCGCCGCCACCGCCGATCATCTCATAAGTAACCGCAACAGCAGATGTCGCGCTGTAAAAGTCAGACAGAGAAATCGCGCCGCTTTCAGGCACGCTGGTGTTGTTGCTGGTCGTGTATGCGCCGCCGCGGTAATACTCGCTCAGGCCAATCGGGTTGGCGCCGCCGAACTCGTCTTGAATGTCAGAGAGCGTGATTTGCCCCGATGGTTGCAGCGCCATTAGACCGTCCCATATGCAGTGACATCGCCAGTGACTGTGAGGTTGCCGGACGCGTCCAGCTTCATCTTGTTGACGCCGCTAGTGGCAAAGTAAAGGACGCCCGCGCTTTCGGTGATGGTCCAGTCGCCAAGATCAACAGTGGTCACAGCCGCCGTGGGGATCGTCACTGTGCCGGTGAATGTCGGGCTGGCGATGGGCGCCTTTGCGTCTAGCTGCGTCTGGATGTTGCTCGTGACGCCATCGACATAATTCAACTCAGCCGTGGTTGCCGTAACCCCGTCGAGAACGTTCAACTCCGCAGTCGTGACTGTGGCCCCGTCAAGGATCGAAACCTCTGTGGCGTTGACGCCGCCAAGCAGCGTGTCCAGAGCGGTCCAGTTCGCATTCAGCAGATCACCCCATGCGTCTTGGTTGCCGCCGACCGTGGGCAAGTTCCAGCTATAGTTCGTAGTAGCCATTAGCTAAAGTCCTTCACTTCCTGCGGGGTGGCATCCACTACAGCCTGTGCAGCCGCACGTTCTGCATCGTCACGCACGATCTCAGGATTATCCACCATAATGGTGCCGGTGACATTGCCCTCATCGTCGTAGGTAGTTTCTTCGACCTGCGCAGGAAGCGGTTCGATGGCAGGCACAATGGTCACTTCCATGATCTCGTTGCCTTCTTCATCGAAGGTGCCAGTGGGCGTTTCAATGGTGTATTCTGCACGACCATCAGCCAGACGATACTTTTTCAAGCGGGCGGTGGCCTTGCGATACTCAGCCAATTGCCAGTTGAAGGTGTTGTTGGCGATGTTCACATCGTGGTTTGCAGAGAAGGTAACCATGAAAGCATCGAAGGCACCGTCAGCAGTGCGGATCGACTTCTCACGGGCTTGGGCTGGCCAGCTACGGCGGATGTAGGTCTGCGCCCGCTTCTCAAGCTGCACTGGGGTCAGAGGCGCATCGCCTTTATTCACGAAGACAGTCATTTGCGAACTCCAATCACACAGGTTTGAGTGGTAGCGCCGGGGGCGACAGCGGGCTTCACGTAGTAGTCAAAGCCATCGTAGACCACAGTGTAGTCATTGGCTGCACCCTCACGCTGCAACAGGCCATCCTCGTAGACATGCAGGGGAACCCAGCCCTTGGGCATGCGGTGGACTACATCGGTGCCATCGGTTTCAAAGACGGATACGTTGTCGAACGTGCCGCTGCTTGTGGACGTTGGGTATATAACGACTTGCGTAGTGCTAGTTGTTGCGGTGAATGACAGCGTTGCAGTTTGCCCTGACACAAAAGTTTCATATGCGCCATAAGAGCCGCCGCCACCTTCCCTGTGATACAGACGAACATTACCGGAAGTAAGGGTCAAGCAGTCAGCTTTAATACTGTATGTCTTGCCAATCTCAGTATCAAAGGTCTGCATTGCATTAACATTACTTGCTACAGAAGAAGCGACTAACTCACCCCCACTGATCGTCCAGCCAGTCCCTTTCGTCCAGTCAGTATCAGCATCAAACGTGCCGTTAGTAATCAGCCCGTCGAAGTAAAACTGCTGCTCTTTATAGCCCCCCTGATTACGCAGGGAGGCCAGTTCTTCACGCAGGTTGACTGAAGGTTTTTCAATATAGACCGTCATTGGATTACTCCTCGACCACTAGGCCATTGCTGGCGCTGATTGCAGTTCCGACCGCAGTGGTCGTGTTCGATACCCGACGCAGACCTTGGAAAACAGACCGTCCAGCCGAAGTGCCTACGT